AAGCGTTCACATACCGCTTCAGGTAGTGCCTCCTCGGAGCGTAAAACTTCTTCACCAGCGGTCTCCCATACTCCACCGCCTGCAGATAATCGTCAAAGAAGTGCGGGGCCCCGTATACAAGGGACCGGAAAAGCAGATCGTTCATCTGATCAGCCAGATTGTAGTCCTTATTGCTTATAGCCCAGTTGAGCCCGTAGATGATCCTCTCCCGGAGAGAGTGGTTTGCCTCATGTCCCGCCTTAAAATCCACATCCGCCCACTCCCGCACCGCCGAGAATGCGTCATCATAGGCCACAAAGTCACCGGGCCGGTTCTCTATCGCCCTTTCTATCTCGCTTAGTAGTACCTTAAAATCCATATGCACCTCCAAAAATAAAAGGGACTGCCTATAAGACAGCCCCATCGGACTTATGACCGGCTTTACCAGTCACTTAACCCCTCTATGATCGCCACAGCATTATCCTCTGCCAGCTCACGCGCCTGCTTAGTCAGCCGTGAGTTGGTCATAACACCGGCGCAGTTTGCTCCATAGTGCAGCTTCGCACCCACGACTTCCTGCACCGCCGAGTTTCCCACACTGTGCCCATAATACTTACACTGGAATACCCATACATTCCCACGCTTATCTCTTGCTATGATATCCGCTCCGTAGTCCCCGCTGGCCGGAGTGACCTGCACATTTCTAAATCCATGCTTTTCCAGGTACCTCGCGCACCAGTGCTCGAAGTCATATCCAGCCCTCCTACGGTCCACCGGCTTTTTCTTCTTAGGATTCTCCACGATATACATAAACGGGAGCATGACGAGTAGCGCAACGGCAAAGCCTATTCCTCCTGACATCACAGTCCCGAAGACAATAAAGCCGAGGATCAGCGACCAGCCTATAACCCTTCTCATAAGATCACCCCGCTTTCTTCACCCGGTCATACCATGTGGAGCGGGAGATCCCCAGTACCTCACAGCAGGTCTCGACATTCATAGCACCCTTTTTTTGTAATTCGCGGCATTTTTCAAAGGCCACCGGATCTATCACGATCTCTTTCCGGCCTTCTTTATAGTCTGCCCTCTGCCGTGCTATGGCCTTCCCCTCACTGGTCCTCTCTACGATCATGTCCCTCTCGAACTCCGCAAACGAGAACATGATGTTCCTGATCAGCTTCCCCGTCGGGGTGTTGTTCATAATACCCATATTGAGTATGTGCAGCGTGACACCCTTCGCAAGAAGAGAGTCTACAAGGTTGATCCCCTGCGCCGCACTTCTGGATACACGGTCCAGCTTTGTTGCCACAATCGTATCACCGGGCTCCAGGACATTGAGAAGCTTCTTAAACTCCGGCCGGTCCATCTTCGTACCCGTAAATGCGTCTACATAGATCTCCTGCACCCCGTTCTCCCAGAGCTGCCGTTCCTGCTCCTCGAGGGAGTTGCCGTCATTCTTCTGTCCTATGGTCGATACTCTCGCATATCCGTAGATCATAAGCTACCTCCTATTCTATCTCAAAACCTCCATCTGGAACACGGCTACTTCTCGGTACAACCAGGATCTTATAATCCAGTGCCCGCAACATTTCATTCAGTTTGTCAATGCTGATGTTATTCTGCCGAAGTCTCTCAGACATGACATTGTGCTTAATGTTCAGCCTTGAGGCCAGTGTGGCGATCTTGATCTCCTGAGTGTTCATAATCTCTCTTACTGCTTCGTTTGCTTTCATAGTGTACCTCCTAAAGATATTTCTGTTATTGATAATGTATCACAGATATATCTGAATGTCAACAATTTTTTTATAATTTCGGAATTTGAAACACTCACCCCCGCCCGCCAGAGGCCGCCCCTTTTCCCCCTCCCCCGGGTACCCGGCCCGGCTGGATCGGATCGGATCAGCGACCAAAACCACGCCAGGACGCGCGCCGGATCACCTGGAAACAGCCGGAGCAGCTGCCCACCGTCCGAAAACTCAACAGAAAACGGACACACGAAAAACAACAGAAATATCTGTAAAAATAGGCATAAAAGAGTTGACATATCAGATATATCTGATATAATAGAATTAACAACAGATATATCTGTTATATCAAATTTATTCAGGATCTAAGAAAGGAGGAAGAAAACATGAAAAGAACTAAAAGTATGATTTACAAGGAAACTCCAGAAAGTACAGAATTGTTACTCTACACCAGGAACACCAGCGAAATATATTTTCGTCATATCGTGCCGGCGCTGGATAACCTCCGGCGGAAGTATAAGAAAGGAACCTATAACAGCGAAAAAGCCGTAGATCTTTGGTATCATGTAGCGACCACATCGGCCACAAGATACAATCAAGAATTTTCAGGAGAGTTTCAAGAAGCGTTTACAGTTAGCGACCGGTTCACGGTTGCGGTTGATCTTGAAAGACATTACCACGAAGAAATAAAACTCGGAAATTAAGCCACCAGGAAAGGAGAAAGACTATGAAAAAGAAAACAACTATGAACTATATAATAAACGGATTTACAAAGGTTTACCGCTGCGGATATTGCGACCTCTGCGACATCGTAACCAGGGAAGCAGATTATTATAATTGTGGACTTTACGGTTGGAACTGCGATATATACATAGATTACGAACATGACACAGCAATTACAACCGGTTATAGAAACATGAGAGGCGAACGGATCCCGGAAAAAATACTTGCTAAGTATCAGGAAGAAGGCCGAACACTCAGGGAAGATTATTACAACCCGAACAAGTTTGAACTTAAGAAAAACCTTGAAAAAAGATTTTATGCAGAATTGGCCGGAGATTTTCAAGAGCTTTCACGGTTGGCCCTGCTTAAATGGGGAATTGAACATAGAGACGATAAAAACAAAGTTACAGCATAATGCCGTTGCGGCGGCATAAAATAGCCAGTTAGGCCGCAAGCGTGCCCGGATCATCTCCGGGCGGTCTGGATCGGTTCCGGGTGGATAGTCCCCGCCGCGAGGGGTACGAGCTACGCCAGGAGACGAGCGAACAACCAATCAGGAGAGAAAGAAAGAAAGGAGAAAAAAAAAATATGATGATTTTAACTAAGCACCAGGACAACAACGAATTATTTTATAATCTTAAAGATCTAAACAACGCATTATGGAACCCTATAAAAGCAAATGAAACAGAAGTGTTAATGTTCACAATCACCGGCAAAACCTACAACGAAAAAAAGGAAGCTCTCCGAGAAATAGCCAAAACAGCACAGATAATGGACTGCGGCGGTCTCGGATGGTGGGAAGAATCAGAAATTGCAGCATGGTTTGAAGTACAAGCCAGGCGATATGGACTTACAAAAGAACTCCGGGAAAATGGCTTCCCAGTATAACACAAAACCCGCCCAGCTGGGCGGGTGCTCTAATGCAGCCGTAGACGGTCACAAGCCCGATAAAATGCAGAGTGGAGCAAATAACCGAAAGGAGAATAAAAGCACATGAGAAAGCGTTATAAAACGCCAGGAGGCACGGCCTATAATATCTTTCTTGATATGCTGGCTCAGCCTCATCTACTTGTAGCAGGCGCGACCGGTTCCGGTAAGTCTGTAGTCATTAACGGCATAATCACAACAGCCCTTTACCAGAGCCCCGCCGCAATACAATTTATCTTGATTGATCCGAAGCGGGTGGAACTAGCCGAATACAAAAAACTCCCCCATGTGATCAGCTACGCGAGCGAACCGGCCGAGATGGTGCCGGCGCTGGAAATGGCCTTACAAATCACGGAAACGCGCTACAAGGCCATGCAGCGGGAAGGGGTAAGAAAATGGACGGGCGGCGCGGTTTATGTCGTTATTGACGAATTAGCCGACTTAATGACCACCCAAAAAAGGGAAGTTGCGCCACGGGTGCAGCGCCTCGCCCAGATCGGACGCGCGGCAGAAGTGCATATTATAGCCGCGACACAGTGCCCACTACGGGAAGTCATCCCTACCGCGATAAAAGTAAACTTTGATGCACGGGTGGGACTTCGTACCAGATCGGCCCAGGATAGCCGGAATATTTTAGGCTTTACCGGTTGCGAGAAGCTCCCGAGATATGGTCAAGGCTATTACATGACACCAGGCGCGAGCAGTCTATACAATATCCCGATGATTGACGACGCAGAGCGGGCGCGGTTGCTCCAGTACTGGAAGCCGCGCAGATGGTTCACACGATAAGAAAGCCCCGGCCACCGTGCCGGGGTTCTTCTTTTGTCCCGGATCCGTCCCGGATCCATAACAAAAGCCCCAGGGGTTAACCCTGAGGCTTTTCTTTTATTCCTCTGTTGCTGATCCATCCGGAAGCGGATCGGCTTTTTCGATCTGCGTTTCTGCCCCTTCTGCGCTTTCTGCGTCTTT